TGACGATGCACAGACTGCGCGGCGAATCCTTGTGCAAAGGGGTACTTCCATGGCTAATACCACGTTCAACGGTCCCGTCCGTTCAGAAAACGGCTTCCAGACCATCTCCGTCAACTCCACCACTGGCACTGAGACCCTTACCGGTTCATTCGGATTTGGCATCGCAAACCCCGCAGGTGTCGGCATCACTGCAGGTACGGGCACCGTTTACGAGACCTCCGTCGCTCGCAACAACGGGATTGTGACCACCTCGATCATGCTTGACCTGACTGGCCTGCAGTCTGGCGGCACCGCTGGCGACATCATTGGCACTAACGGTGCGGGCGTGGCTTACATTGCTCAGGTCACGACTGCCAACAACGGCACAGTCTTCGGCGTTCGCATGACCTGCTACGAGCTCCCAGCTGGTGGCGACACCGACATCGACCTGTACTCGGCCACCGAAGGTACGGGCGTGGAGGATGTCGCAATCTCGACCCTGACCGAAACGCAGGTCATCAACTCTGGCACTCTGGCTTTGGGGTCGGCTGTCTTTGGCACCGACATCGCTGCCAACCAGTACCTCTATCTCGTCGGCAACGGCACCGCAAACGCGGCCTACACCGCTGGTCGCCTGCTGATCGAAATCTTTGGCTACGACGCCTAATAGGAGGACGGCATGGCCGACGAATATGACGTAAGTTCTAAACGCGTAACCGCGACCGGCGCTGTAGCTATCGGACGCGTGCGTATCAGGATGGTTGTTGTCACGCTCAGCGCTGCTGGGCGTGTCACTCTCACGAGTGGGAGTGGTGGAGCCACCAAGATCGACATGGATTTTGGTGCCGCCGGTACTTATGACATCCTTATCCCCGGCACGGGCGTTCTTTTTGAGTCCGATCCGTTCGTGGCAACAGCCACTAACGTCACCGCGCAGACCCTGTTCTGGTCGTGATCCCATGGCTAAGTCACCAGCATGGACCCGCAAAGAAGGCAAGAACCCTGCTGGCGGGCTGAACGCTAAGGGCCGAGCCAGCTATAACAAGGCCAATCCCGGGAAACCGGGGTTGAAAGCTCCACAGCCTGAAGGCGGACCACGCAAAGCTTCTTTTTGCGCTAGAATGACAGGTATGAAGAAGAAGCTCACCAGTGAGAAGACGGCTAAAGATCCCAACAGCCGTATCAACAAAAGCCTTCGGGCTTGGAAGTGCTGATATGCCGCTGAACGCTAAGGGTAAGAAGATCAAGGCTGCGATGGAAAAGCAGTATGGCAAAGAGCGCGGTGATCGCGTCTTCTACGCCGCCGAAAACAAAGGCTCTATCAAGGGCGTAGCCAAGAAGGGTAAGAAGAAATGAACCGCGGAAGCATGAGCAAGCAGATTTCTACTGCTCCGAAGTCGAAGTCCAAAAAAGTCAAGAAGATGGCCTTTGGTGGCCTGCCCGGTCGTCCCGGTATGGGTGATATGCCTATGCCAATGGTAAGCCTGCCCCCTAAGCCCGGCATGCCCGGTCGTCCCGGTATGGGTGATATGCCAAGGATAGGTCGTCCCGGTCGTCCCGGTATGGGTGATATGCCAAGGATAGGCCTGCCCGGTCGTCCCGGTATGCCAATGGTAAGCCTGCCCCCTAAGCCCGGCATGCCCGGTCGTCCCGGTATGGGTGATATGCCTATGCCAATGGTAAGCCTGCCCCCTAAGCCCGCTATGGCTATGGCAAAAGGCGGCAAGGCCAAGAAAATGGCTAAAGGTGGTAAGATCGACGGCTGCTGCATGAAGGGCCACACGAAGGGGACGATGCGCTGATGGCAAAACCCCCTGCAAAATCTCGCGTTAATGAATCCGGGAATTACACCAAGCCCACCATGCGAAAAGCGCTCTTTGAAAGTATTAAGGGTGGCGGCAAGGGGGGTTCTCCGGGTCAATGGAGTGCGCGTAAAGCGCAAATGCTAGCACAGCAGTACAAGGCCAAAGGCGGGGGTTACAAAGATTGAAAGCTCCGCAGAAAAGCCTAAAGAAGTGGGGGGACGAGGAGTGGGGGACCAAGAGCGGTAAGAACTCTACCCAAGGCTCAAAAGCCACTGGGGAGAGATACCTGCCAAAGAAAGCTCGTGAATCTCTAACAACTTCAGAGTATGCTGCGACTACAAAGGCAAAGCGTGCGGGCACTGCGGCAGGTAAGCAGTTCGTTGCACAACCGAAGAAGATAGCCGTGAAGACGGCACCGTTTAGGAAGTAGAGATGGCGTTCTTGCAGTCCAATATACCGTACTTCAAGTGCTGGGTAAGGCGAGAGTACACCCACAACCATGACAAGTATCATGGTGAGTTTATCCATGCTATGGCTATTGCGGTTACAACCGTACCCAAGCGTTCCCTTTCGTTTCAGATGCTGTTTACAGGCGCAGAAACACAAGACACAGATGAGCCAAATGTGCATGGCGGCGCGATGTGGGCAAGGATGCCCATCACTGCCCTTGTTGGTGACACACCGCTTGAGGAGTGGCCTGAGCCTATGCCCGTATGGGCAGCACAGCCTTGGGACTGCGCTTCTACTACACACAGCGTCTATGTGCTGGAGCGTTGTTCTCCATCGCCGTGGATGGCTAAGATTGACGGGAAGATGTATCCCGCAAAGTACTACTTCACGGTTGACTATACAGACTCAGAAGTAGCTGACGATCCTGCACAGCACAAACAGGCTCATGTGCTTGAGTTGTTGAACGCAGGAAAGTGGACAGGAAATATTGTTGCGCTTCCCAACAACCGTGTACGGGTTTCTCATCCTGCATGGTTTGAACTAGGAGAGGGCGCTCCCGACTTCCGCCCATCTCAGCACATTCACTACAGCAAGTCTGACTTGGACTACACGCTGGATGTAAACCAAGTTTTCAACAACCTATATGCGGAGTCAGATCATGAAGATGAAAACTAAAGGCTATGCCGCTGGCGGCAAGATGAAGACCAAAGGCTACAAGGCTGGCGGTAAGCTTGCTATGGTCGTAAAGGGCGGTAAGAAAGTGCCCGCGTTTGCCGCTGATGGTGTTGGCAAAATGGCTCATGGTGGCGCACCAAAGAAAGCTATGGGCGGCGGCATGATGAAGACCAAAGGCTACTTGGCTGGCGGTAAGCTTAAAAAGACGGCCCCCGTCCCATTGGAGAAGAGGCCCGGCATGATTGGTCGTAAGCTTAAGAAAGCCTAAGAAGTAAAAGCCGCATCGCGGATAAGATGAGTAGGAAGTAGTCATGGCTGTTATAGTACCTGACCTGCCAGAACTGTTTGAGGAAGCCTATGAACGCGCTGGCCTCGAAATGCAGTCGGGTTATGACCTGAAGACGGCCCGCCGTAGCCTCAACCTGCTTACTCTAGAGTGGCAGAACCGCGGCCTGAACCTGTTTACGATTGAGTCTGGTACGCAAGCCCTGACTTCTGGGACTGCCACCTACACGCTTCCTACAGGCACGATTGATCTGATTGAGCACCAGCTACGTACAGGAACAGGTACATCGCAGGTAGACACTTACTTAGAGCGCATCAGCGTCTCTACTTACTCGCAGCAGACCAACAAGTTGATCACGGGCCGTCCCACACAGATCTTTGTGCAGCGTCTTGCTACAAGCACCACATTCACCCTATGGCCCGTGCCAGACAACACCCAGCCGTACACAGTTGCGTACTACCGCCTCAAGGGGATTGACGGTCTGGCTTCGGGTATTGGTGGCGATACAACCACTGTTCCGCCGCGCTTTGTGCCTGCCCTTGTGGCGGGTCTTGCGTATTACATCGCCATGAAGAAGCCTAAGTCCCAGCCCTTGGTGCCTATGCTTAAAGCTGTTTACGACGAGCAGTTCGCGCTTGCTGCTGATGAAGATCGTGACCGTTCTTCGGTTATGTTTACTCCGTTCAACTCCATGATGTTGGGGAACTAAGATGCCCGCATACGCCCGTGGCAGTAAAGCTTTTGGATTCTGCGACCTCACTGGGTTTCGTTACCCGCTGAGCGAACTTGTCTGGGAAATCAAGCTTGGACGGCGCACTGGGTTCCGTGTTGGTAAAGACGTTGTCGATCCTGACCATCCGCAGTTGTATATCGGGCGTCTCAAGATCAATGACCCGCAGGCGCTAAAAGACCCGCGCCCTGACACCGCAGAGGCCGCTGCAAACGCTATATGGGGATGGAATCCTGTATGGAATCCTATACAATACGCTGAAGGATCTGTTGGAACTGTAACTGTAACCACAACTTAAGGAGGCCATCATGGCTAAGGACGACGACGACGGATACAAAGAAGGCGTGGACTTTGAGTGGGTCCAAGGCAACGACGACGAGAACTCCGGGTTCAAGACCCGCCGCTTCTTCACCAAAGCCGAAAAGAAAGCGATGAAGAACCCGAAGCCCGCACCTGCGGCTCCCAAAAAGCCTGCGCCGAAGCTGAAAGGCATCACAACGCCAAAGATCACTACGAAAAAGCTAGACCCCGCAGTGCGCCCTGCAGGTAAGCCCGCTGGTATGCCTGAGTCTTTGGCACATGAGGCTATGCGTAAACTTGGGACTACGAAGTTTGGCATCCAGAACTACGACCAGAACTTAGCGGACGCCCAAGCTCGCCGCAAAAAAACTCAAGGCATGGCTTCGGGTGGCGTTGTGAAGATGGCTAAGGGCGGTATGGTTCGTGGCGCTGGCTGTGCAGTTCGCGGTAAGACCGGGGCGAAGGTGTACTAAACCCGTAACCACAACTTAAGGAGGCCATCATGGCTACGGACGACGACGACGGATACAAGGAAGGCGTGGACTTTGAGTGGGTCCAAGGCAACGACGACGAGAACTCCGGGTTCAAGACCCGCCGCTTCTTCACCAAGGCTGAGAAAAAGGCGCGTAACGCCCCTAAAGTTGAGGCTCCCAAAGCCGCTGCCCCCAAAAAGCCTGCGCCGAAGCTGAAAGGCATCACAACGCCAAAGATCACAACGAAGAAAATTGACCAATTTGTTCGCCCTGAAGGTAAGCCCGCTGGTATGCCCGCTGGTATGCCAAAGGGTACGAAAAAAGGCTACACCGGAATTGGTGGGTATCTTGGCACCGTACTCGGGAACTATGTTGGCCGTCAACTCTCTGGCCCCAGCAAGTTGGACAAGCTGAAGCAGGAAGCAAAAGACCAAACTGAACGCAGCAAGTTCTCTCAAGGCATGAAAGAACTTATGACTGGCCGTAAGGGCGCTGCCGCACAGTACAAAAAAGGCGGTATGATCAAAGAAGGCTCCGCCAAGGATATGCGCGAAGACAAGGCCATGACTAAGAAAGTTGGCATGACCATGAAGCAGCACGAGGCGTCTGCTGCCGACAAGAAGCACGATGCTCCCAAGAAGATGGCTATAGGCGGCGTTGTGAAAAAAGCTGGCGGCGGTACTATGCGTGGTACTGGCGCAGCCGTTCGCGGCAAACGCTTCACAGGATCATACTAAGCAATGAACTACACGCAACTCAGTCAGGCTATACAAGACTACACAGAGAACTCGGAATCGACCTTTGTGTCGACTATTCCTACGTTTGTGCAGCAGGCTGAAGAGCGCGTTTATCGGTCTGTGATGATCCCCGAGCTTCGGAAAAACGTTACGGGCTCTTTGACGGGCGGGAACAAATATCTTGCTCGTCCTTCCGACTTCCTAACCGTGTTCTCCCTTGCGGTGATCGACGGGGATGGGAACTACCAATACCTCATTGACAAAGATGTGAACTTCATGCGCGAGGCGTACCCGTCTCCGTCCACTTCTGGCCTGCCGAAGTACTACGCACAGTTCGACGGGGACACGTCGTCCCCCAGTTTTGGTAACTTTATTCTGGGCCCAACCCCAGACGCTGCGTATCAAGTCGAACTGCATTATTTCTACGATCCGCCGTCCATTGTAGACACGGGTACATCGTGGCTTGGGGATAACGCTGAAGCTGTGCTCTTGTACGGTAGCCTCATTGAGGCTTACATCTTTATGAAGGGCGACCAAGACCTTGCAGCTAAGTATGCGGAACGCTATCAGTCCGCGCTTATGAACCTTGGCATGATTGATGTACGTGGCAAACGCGACGACTACCGCGATGGGCAGCTTAGGACAAACACATGAGCTTCGGTAACATGGATATCCCTAGGGATATCCCTCTCGTACAAGTACACACGACAACTAACCGCGGCTTCACGCCGGAAGAAATTGCTGTCCGCTGCGCTAACCGCCTTGTGTATGTTGCTGACACTGCGCCCATGGCTATTCGCGAACAGGCGATAGCCTTCAAAGATCACATCGAAAAGGTCATTGTGCTCTATATGCACGAAGCTATCGCCAGCGACCGTACAACTGTGTACAATGCACTTAAAGCTGCGGGTCATGCTGATACCGCTGAACTGATCAGGAGGATCTGACATGGCTTTTACCGGAAATTTTATGGCGACTTCGTTCAAGACAGAACTCTTGAAGGGTTGCCACGACTTCACGCTCACCACTGGTGATGCTTTCAAGCTTGCATTGTACACCAACACTGCATCCTTCACAGCAGCCACCACTGCCTATACGGCAACTAACGAAGTGGGTGCATCAGGCTCCTATGCCGCTGGCGGCGGCACTTTGACAAACATCACAGCAGTGAACTCAGGAACCACGGCGTTCACAGACTTTGCTGACCTGACCTTCACCACGGCAACCATCACAGCCCGTGGCGCTATGATCTACAACACCACTCCCAACACGACTTCGTCGGTTGGCATGACCAACCCGACTGTGGTGATCTTGGACTTCGGCGCTGACAAGACCTCGACCGCTGGTGACTTCACCATTGTGTTCCCAACTGCTGACTCGACAAACGCCATCATCCGTATCGCATAAGGTGGCCTAGACATGGCTACCTTCGTCAACCGCGCAAAGATGACCACCGCGACTACGGGGACGGGGACAATTACTCTTGGCTCTGCATCGTCTGGCTTTCAGAGCTTTGCTGCGGCGGGTGTAGCCGATACCAACAGTGTCACCTATGTCATTGAGGATGGCACTGCTTTTGAAATAGGTAACGGGGTATACGCAAGCTCTGGAACCACGCTGACG